TCATAATTTTTGTTAGCATTAACAAAATCATTTAAACCTCTACCAGTTTCTTTTTTAAATTTAAGATAGGTAGCAACATCTTCAGGTAACTCATCATTCTCTTGACGAGCCTCAGCGAGTTCATCTAATGATGTTATCTCTCTACCATATCTTTTTCCTATATATGAAAGAACGTCTTCCTCTTTTAACTCCGAGGCTTGAGTTTGTGCTTCGCCTTGCGGCTGTACACTTTCTTGCTCCTGTGTGGAGGTGGTACTCTCAGGGCTTGATTCATTTCCTGATTCGTTACCACTACTTGCTTCAAGTTGTTGTTCATGTTTTTCAAGCAACTCTTGTTCAACTTCTTGAACTGACTTTTCTCCATGATCCTCTACTGCTCTTACTTTAATTTCCATTTAATTATATTTTTACAAAGTTACAATAAAAAATTTATCTCTATCTAGGGTTAAACTCAGCAAAGTCAAAACCATCTAGTGAGTCTTCGTTGGATTCAAAATCAATAGGTGGTAAATCTTTTTTACGCTGATCGATTAATTTAGACTGCTGAGTATTTTGCTGACTGATGCGCTGTGACTTAGCATCTTCACGCTGAATCTCTCGGTCTGCTAATCCAGTTTGTTCTACACCTTTAATCTGCATATTTAAGTTAAATTCTTTCTCCATCAATGCAAACTTCAATTGAGCCTCCTGCTGCATCTTATCAATCTCAAATGCAATCTCCGCTTGTTTGATTTGCATTTTAGACTGAGTCTCTGCTTCTATCTTTTGCATAGCAGTTTGTGCCGCCATCTGTTGTGACTGCATATTAATCTCTGCTTGTTGCTGCTGTTGTTGCATTGCCATCTGCTGATCCTTCTCAGCCTTTTGTGTACGCTTAACTTTTAGCAATTGATTTGCTAACTTAATATTTCTAAGCTCACGAATATCAATAGCGTCTTCTAAGTTTATATCTCCCTTAGACAAAGCCATCTGAATATTCTCTTCTAACTTTTGCTTTTGCTCCTCATCAGGAGCAACATCTATAAATACTCCGAAGTCATAGATATACAAGTCTTTAATTTCATCTAATATGCCAACATTATATTTTCCAATTTGCATAGCAAACTCATCTTTGAAGTCTGCATACTCTAACAAGTCAGATATACGACAAGAAAGTCCTTCGGCAATTGTGCGTGTAATATAAAGACTAGCATCTAAGATATGTCTAGTTGCAGTATTGGAATTTAATGCGGCTAACTTTTGTACACCAACTAAAGAGTTTGGATCAGGTGTAGAGCCATCTCTCGCTTCATTCAATCCCGTAACTGAACGAATCATATCTAAGTAATGATTGTAGTTACCAATCAATGCTCCCATTTTCGCCTGTCCTGAATTAGCAGTAAGTTGAGTAATCGGCACTTTTGCTTGGTTGTAATCACCATCTTGAGTATAACTTCTACCAATAACACTACCTGTTTGAAAATACATTCTAAGGGCATCTTCAGGATTATATGCTTGACCTGTTCCTAGGTCTACCTCATTAAGACCATCGGCATCTATGAAGACTCCATCAGGTACAATCTTAGAAACTACCTGTTGAAGTTTTAAATGTGTAATTTGAATAAGGTCGGCAAAAGGAATCATTCTCCTAACCAACGACTCAATGTTTCCTTTGTACATTCTAGGAGCGCACGCTACATAGCTAGGCATAGCATATTGACTAGCAGACTTTGGACGAACCATATTCTCCATCATCTCCCATCTCAATATTATATTCGTACCCATGACCATAATACCTTCGTACCAAACCTCTATTTTCTTTTCTATCTTTTCAAATCTACCCTCCTCCATCATTTCAGCAGGTGGGTTGAATTGATCATCCTTCTCAATTACCTTGTACCCACCAGACTCAAGTCTTTTCTTTTTGTGAGTAAAAGTATTTGTAGTTTTATAGTTGAAGTATAATAACGTACAAGAGTCTCTGTAAAATATATCGTTCTGATACTGTTGAGCAACATTGTAATAGTCATACCATGATTGGCTATAACTACTAACATCTTTCATTTGCTCATTGGTAATATCAGGATTAATCTTTACCAACTCTGTGATTGGAACAGTCTTTACTTCTCCCCAATAAAAACAATCTTTAAAGTGAGGGTCTTCAGTATAACTATATACAATATTCGCAGGGTCTACATATTCAACTTGAATACCTTGACCCGGTAAAAACTGATGCTTGGTACATCCTATACCAAGTACTGTAAGGTCATAGTCAACTCTCTTACGAATATCTTGATAATGATTTTCCTCAAGTACAGTATTAATGGCTTCTTCTTCTGCTATTTCTATACCTGGTTTATAGTTCAGTTGCATATACAATGATAGCTCTTGGTCATTAGTTGGAAGCTCTTGTGGATCGGTCATAAAAGGATCAACTCCAAAGTCCTTACTTATTTGTTCTAGTACAGGACGAGCAACCATATCTGCCTCAATCATGTCTTGATATTGTGAACGCTTCTCTGCCGATAAGGCATCTTGTGAATATGCACGAACATGAAATAGTCTATCTGACATTCCATTAACAACAATGTCTACAAATTTTGGAAGTATAGGAACGGGTGTCCAGTCTAAATTAATATAAGATAAATCACCATCTATGGCAATTTCATTCTTGTACTTTGCAATAGACTGCTCTCCTCTAGCATACAGTCTTAATCTATTAAACTCTGCCCATTGGCTATAGAATCTACAGTTAGTCCCATCCTTCTTAAACCACTCGTATTGAATAGCTTGACCAATTTGTAAACCGAACTCATCGGTTTTCTTTTCAGCGTCTGAAACAAACTGGCTTGGGAATCCTGTAGGCGATATGTTTATCGTTACCTCTCTCATTTACTTCCTTAATTCACTTATAGAACCTGTGTTACTATACCTTGCAAAGTTAATACTTATTTTTGACTCTGATTTTTGTGGTGTATATATATGTTTTTGACACGCCATAATAGCCAATCCTGAACTTATTGTTGCATCAAACTTTGTTCGATTGTTTATGTTAAACTTTGCCCAATCTTCTAAAGTTCTAGTGAAATACATAGACCCCATCTCATCTGCATCTCTATATGTTGACTCCATATCTATTCCCACATACTTCTCAATGTAAGACTCGATAGCTGTAGCGTGAGCCTGCTTTACATCTTCACTAGAGTTTGGTATACCCCCCAACTCTCTTTCTGTTTTTGAAAGTTTTGTAATATGTTTATCCGGTCTATTGATACTAAATCCTCTATACCCTCTATTCTTAAAATGATATAACAACCTAGGTTTGTTGTTCTCTACAAGTATAGGCATTCCATAAAATATACAAGCCATTAATACTTCCTCAAAAAATATTTCCGCAGTCTGAGGCCTAGCAATATATTGTAAGAAAAACTCATTGGTCGGAGCATCTTCCATATGAAACTTTGTCAATCCATGAAGCGCACCATTAGATGCACCACCACCAACTGTTCCAGATATATCATAGGAGTCACATCCAAACGCACCAATGTGTTCATTACCTGGAAGTTTCCTACCACCCTTTGTTATAATATTATTTTGCAATGCTGAACTAGGCAACCACGAAACTAAAAATCTTCCACGCTTATCCGGAGTCCATACGACCTTAGTGTCCTTCTCCCCATTTAACCATTTAAATGTACCTCTAGTTAAAAACTGTTGCTGTATTAAACTTTCATTGTAGTCTATCTGAGCATATATCTTTGTAAGATTAAACAAGGACTGCTTGCTTTCATCTCTAAATGCGTGAGATTCATTTCTAGGAAACTGACGATAATATTCATTCAATGCATCAGGATCTGACTTTAAAGAATCAACCTCATTCTCCCAATAGTCTATTGCTCCTACATCAATTAACATATCATCAATACCTTGAATAGGTTTCTCAGGTGTTTTTAATACAGGATTACCATACCTATCTATAAATCCTTCCATATTCCACTCCATTGGAATAAACAAACTATATAGACCACTCTTGGTTTGACCATTGGCATTTCTGTTTTTTACATTCGAATCATTGTATAGACTTTTAAAGTTACCACCTCCTTTGTCTAGCGCATTAGAAGTTGAACCCATCATACACTTACCGATAACCTTACTTCCCAACCTTAGACAAGTTTTTGTTACACGCCAGTTGTTTAATATATTATCAGGCTTGTCCCACTTACCACTCTCATCGTGAATTAGTAGCTGTAGTTTTTCACCATCATAACTGTTATCAGAAGTGTTCTTCCAGTCAATAGTTGTATCTAGCCCCTCCATATCATTTTCATCTATGGTAGACATATTCTTCTTTGTAATCTTAGACGCGGGTATTCTATAAGCTAATTCAGTCTTTGGCTTGTCCATACCATCTTGTATGGGTTTGAAAAAGAATGGATAGTTGTTTGATATAGGAACAACCTTGTCGGTAAACATTTTTTTGGCATCAGCTCCAGTCTTAGATAGTATACCAATACGAGCGTCTTTTGCTAAAGTACCTATATTAGTACACTCTTCAGATGCCATAAATGAAAAGCCTGAACGTCTTATCTTTAAGTAACAAATTCCAAATGACCTATGATCAGCCTTACACGCCTCCCAAAATATGTAGAATATTCTATTAGCTTCTCTGAAGTCAGGATATCCCACATCAATCTTTGTCCATTGTAGATACATATAATGAGAACCGGTAATATAAGTAGGCTCACCATTACGCATAAACCAATGCCCATCCTCTCTACGATCAAACTCTGTCTCAATATAATCTACCCATAAATTTTTAAATGCCGAAGGCATTTCGTTCCATTGAAATATCGATTTAATTTTAGACAACTGCTTGGGATAATCTTGCCTCTCCCAATATTGCTCACTCTTCACCTTACTTCTTGATGTTGGATTAGATGGAGGTTTTGGAAGTGCTACAAGTAAACCACTAATGTTGTATATCGGGCCTATCTCTCCAGTCTTTGATATTACAACAATGTCGTATTTTTGATTATATCCATAGAGCCAAGACTTCGCTCTGTTCTTGTTTTTCAGAACAGTAGTGGGTATTACATCGAACACCTCTTTATATATACTATTTAGCTCGTCTTTCTGCAAATCCTTGTTTGGAGTCTACTACCTTATCGACCCCTTTCTTTAACAACTCTCGTTCTCCTTCAATTCTTGTAAGTATCTCAAACGCATCAAATATTGCTAGCTTCTTTGTGGCAGCAGCATTTTTTAATCTATCTGCTGCAAGCTCGTCATCGGGATCGGGTTTGATAATATCTTCTTTAGCAACTTTTATCAATTGCTTTACCGCCCTTTCACCAGCGTCTATGATTTGTTTTTTTAATTCCTCTACATTCATGTCTTCACGCATATGGCGTGGTTATACATTCGGTACAACTTTTCACCATCAATATTAAATTCATATTCTGAATCAGGAACAAATCCTATCTCGTCCCCTTCGTTTACTCCCATTGAAGATAGAAATTTATTTCCATACTTCAATACACCAACAAGCTCTTCTTCTTTTATGGCTTTATCTATTGTGTATTTTTTTGAAGGCACAGGTTTTACAAAACAAAACTTGTCTCTACTTTTCCAAACTCCATTATGTGAATATGCAAAGTATTGATCCTCGTCAATTAAAAATAAATCTTCTTTAAAAAAACTTCTACCACTTCTTTCTTTACCTTGCATATCGTTATAAAACTTAAATGCATTGTGGTGAACTAATAAAGTGTCTCCAACCTGAATGTCTCCGGAATATCTTAAGGGTGTCTCAATTACTTCAGCAAACCTATTTGAAACAGTATGATCTTCTTTTGAAGATGAGGTTATAAAATCTATACCTCCTATTTTCTTTAGGTTGTCGTAACGTCTACCCCCTATTGGCTTTACAATAAAGCAATGGGGTGATTTCATTATATTAAAAATTTATATTGTACTCTATAGATATTGGCATCGATGAACTGAACTCTTTCCAAAGTACAACTTCATTGCTTGCTTCTATCCAAATTTTTGTGTTTCCAGACTTCTCGTCTATCTGAATCAAATGTATCGTATAGTTTCCTCCTAGCACAGATTGACCTAGCACATAGTGCATGGCGGCTTTATAATCTGATCCTATAGAAACCTTTCGTATCATTTCATTTTTATGTTGTCAAGTTGCCATAGGCATACCAAGTGTCTGTTGCAGTCTTTACAACGTGAGCAACAGCAAATTGTGCATTGGTCTTTAATCCTACAGCACTATTAACAGTTACACCTGCTGTTGGAGCTATAGTCACTTGTCCTGCACCTTCTTGAATTATGGTAATCTTAGTCCCTATAGGAAAGGCTTGACCTGCATTCAATGGTATTCTAACATCTGTTGCAGTTGCTGCTGTGGCTACAACCACACCTTCAGAATTTGAAAGAGCTAAGTTTATAACAGTCAAAGCACTTGATGTCAATGGAGATGGCAATGTAGATTGCCAAGTAACTTGACCACTTGCATTTGATACAAGAAACTGATTAGCTCCCCCTAATGTATCGGTGTAATCCTTTACAGTTCCTGTTAAACTAATTGAACTATTGCAAGTCAACGCCCCACCAAGAACCATTGTTCCTGTAGCTGTGGTGGTAAACTGACCACCACTAAAATTGTACGCACCGACATGAGTAATGTCACCTGTAGTAGTGTAGTTTCCTGTTTGAACAATGTTACCTGTAATGTTTAAATTTCCTGTAAGGTTTATATTATTTGTTGCAGTGTTACCTATAGCCAAAACCTGGTCAAGGTTTTGATTAGTAAGTCCCGATCCAAAAACTAATTGACCACTTGCATTACATACAAGCGTCTCACCGTTGTTACCAAGGTTTCCATTGAAATCTTTTACAGTCCCTCCTAGTGTAACAGCTCCTCCAGATTGAGTTATGTCTCCTGAAAGAATTATACTTTGTGTAGCTGTGTTGCCAGCATCAAGTACATTTTGCAATGTTATATTAGATTGAAACAAAGTAAGAATATCTCCTATTAAGAAATTCTTTGTCTGATCTGCTGGAGAACCTCCAACATCTGTTCCAATTACTTTATCCGATATTGTTACCGGACTTATATTTGCATATGTACTTATTCTTGCCATGGCTATTCTTTTTTAGTAACCTCTCCTGTTTTTAAATTTACAACGGAGTCCTCACCATATTTTTTCATCAGTTTCTTTTCTACCTTTGAGAACTCATTTTGGATAACATCCATCCTCTCTTTTGCAAACTCAGAATTCAATTCTTGAATCTGCGACAACTCATTGTCAGTCAATTTTGTCATTTAATTTAATTTTTAACAAAGATAGGAATTATTTCTTTCTTGTCTTCTCAACCGTTCTACCACCAAAATATGCAGCTATAACTGTGAGTAAAAGAATCTGTAGTAGGTCTACCCAATTGGCTTCAACCTTAAAATTAATCTGACCTGCATCAATAAATATTAATAGCATCGTACAAAAAACTAAGAACATCAATACCAATGGTCTAACATTCTTTGACAGCCAAGAGTCTGAAGTCATATCTGACCTCCACCTCTCGGTGACATTCTTCTGCATATCAGCCTCAGCTTTGATCAGTATCTCTGCCATCTCCTTCTCGAACTGAGCCTTCTCATCTTTGGTTCTAATGAATTTGTCTACAACTCCTCCGACCTGCTCAACAACTCCCGAACCTTTTCCAAATAGTCTTGCTAATATTTCTTTCATTCGTTCTCGATTTTATTTATCATTTCAATGTGAGACTTTGCAATACGGTCTCTACCTTCCTCGCTAAGTAAAAGCGTCTTGCACTCTCTCTCATTTGTCATAAAGAAGTTCTCAGATAGTATAGCAGGCATAGCAGTGTGTATAAGAACATAGAAGTTTGACTCCTTGTCCACATCACCATCACTTGTATCCTTACGCATCTTGTAGTTAGAAAACTCTTTCTCAACCTCTTTGTACAATACTGTTGCTATATGGTCTGACTGTGTTTCTCCCGGAGATGTATACACCTCCCAACCATTTGCTGACTCATCGCTAAAGCCATTTGCGTGTACGCTAACATATATACAAGGCTTGTCTGACTCACGATATATTTCGTTA